GATTCATCTCTCCTTGATGGTGTCTCTGTAGTGCGGAATCGGAAGCCACACATCCGGCAGCATCTCGTCCGCACTATTGAGTTGTAACCGCCTTTTCTTGTTTCAAGGACCTTTGTTTCTTTACTTCCGCACTTTGGACACTTCATTCTGTCCCCCATAACAGGAATACGGCTTTCTGGTGAATATCTCGCTCACTCTCGGCTTGTCTCCGCTTTTTATAATCGCCTGTTTAGCACCCAACTTTTTGTGATAGTGGTAATACGGATTGTCAGCGTAAAGCCGTTGTCTCATTTCCTCGGTCATGCCTCACCTCACACGAACGGCAGCTCTGCGTCTCCGTCCTCAACTGCAATAAAACCGTTGATTAAGTTCTCTGAGCCTCGTAAAGACGCATTTCTATCGCCGGTGGTAAAACTATCGACCGCGCCCTGTTTAGGCTCTGTATGGGACTCAGAGACTGCCTGTTGGCTTTGTTTTGACTCTGCGAACTCGTGACTATTCACTACAACATCCGTTGTGTAGATTTTCTGGCCGTCTTTGTTGGTATAGCTGCCGGTCTGGATCCGTCCCTCTACAACAACCTTTGTCCCCTGGTGCAGATACATCTCTGCAAAATCTGCCGACCGTCCGAAACAGACACAAGAAATAAAATCTGCCTCTTTCTCTTTGGTTCTCCTGTCAACGGCTAACGTATACCGCGCGACCTTTGTTTCGCCTCTTGTTGCTACCTGTGGATCTTTGGTGAGTCTGCCGATTAAAATTGCCTTATTGATAGGTCATCGCCTCCCTTCTTTTTGCGTGTCTTTCCTTCATGTGTAAACTCATGTGTTCAGATGCCGTCATAAGCATCAAATTCTCTTTCCTGTTGTCATCTCGTTTATGGTTGATATGATGTACAACCTCGTTTTCATTCAGATGTCTTCCGAGTATGCACTCCATCACCAGAATGTGTTCCATGATGTATCCATCTTTGTTGGAACATGGATGGTCGGGGAAATACACCATGATGTATCCATCTGTTTTCTTTTTCTTGTGACCAATGCCACCCTTTTTCTTAGCTTCTGCTATTCGCTTATTGTGTTCTTCAGAAAACTTTCTCCCTTTATTCGCTTTAGACAGTCTCTCTTTTGTTTCTTCGCTGTGTTTCTTTCCTCGCATTCCTATGAACCGCTCTCGCGAAATTCCCATTCGTCTGCATCGGTTGCAAACATTCCCTGCCGAAATTCCCAGACGGTCAGCGACATTCCGCATAGTCATGTTCTCCCCGACATATAGCCGCTCAATCTCTTGATCCAGGTTCATTTACTCGCCTCCTTCGTAAGTTTCGTTTAATCCCCTGCTTCTTCTCCACGCCCGGACCGCAAGCTCCGACCATGTATAAGTCCCTTTGTTTGTGATCGCTATAAACGGATAACCTCGAATAACCCTTGCGCCGCCCATAACTTCAAGAGTGCTGCCGTCTGGATGCCTGTCTCTGTATCGCTGCACATCGTCAACGCTGATGGCCTCCATCATTCTGCGGTCATAGCGGACCGGCAAATCACTCACACCCATAATTGCCAGGTCACTTCGCACACTCTGCACGGATACTCCTAACAATTCGGCTATTCCGTCTATCACCAGTCCGTTTGTGTACATCTGCAAAACCTTTTTCCTTCGTTCAGCGATAGTCATTTCAGCTCCATTTGCTATAGACAAGCTTCTTCTTGTCCCATCCCGGATAAATGTTTCTCAGGTACTCTTCAGCTGCTTCCAGATACACCGGTCTATCAATCGTGTTGTCCATCCTGTAGTGACAATCCGGGCAAGCTGTGATGATGTTTTCTTCAACTCCCAGACCGCCGTGACTTCGTGGGATAAAATGCGCATTAGGTAAACCGCTGTAAGATCCGCAAAATATGCATCGGCTGCCATCTCTGGCATATACAATGTGTTTAACTTCTTGCGATATATCGCAGGCTTTCGACCTCTTGCTCTTAAACCTCATGCTCTTAGTGCCGCCTTTAACAACGCTTTGTTTTGCTCGAACGCTTTCTGGTTGCGTATTGATATCTCCGGGATCTTAACCGGTGCCGCCATCTCAAAAAGCCTTGAGACAATACGGTCATCCTTCGAAGCATTGTCCATAGTCACGTTAGAAGTAAATATTGTCAGTTTCCGGCTGTTGTACCTTGAGTTGATAAGGTCATAGACCATTTCCCTGATGTTATCGACCGTGTCAGACTGCGCTCCCAGGTCATCAATGATTAGCACTGTGCAGCTCTTGTACTGTGATACATCCTCTTTGTTAAACCTTCTCTGCACATATTCCGTGATGGGGATAAACTTTACTTGCATTCCCTTCTGGATAAGCTCATTCCCGATCAGACAGGCCAACATTGTTTTTCCGCTTCCTCGCGTTTTGGAGTGTATATACAATCCCTTCGCAACATTCATGTAAACATCAAAGCCGAACAGGAAAGCGGTAACTTGCTGTTGCTGCACCTTCGTGTTTTCCGGGTATAAGCTCCAGTCAAAGTCCTTTACAGTTTTGTCCATGTACGCTACCGGCATTCCAGTGTGTTTGATAATCCCGGAATAGTCTTCCTGACTCGGATAGAAATAATCCTGTAAGTAATACTTCTTCTCCTCAGTTGAGTACTCCGGCACACTATAAGTAACCAGTTCGCCGGTTCCTATGTCCACGACCTTCTCCACGATTACCTCAAGTTGTGACTTGTCCTGTAATATCAGTGTTTCCTTCGTTCCTAAGCTCCTCATAGACTTCCCTCATCAATCGCGCACCATAGTCTTCTTCCTGTGGCTTCTGTGTACTTCCGTTTCTGCGTTCCCAGTTTCGGACAGTAGCCTTCCAGTTTTTCATCGGCCTATTGCCAACTTTCCACCCGACCGATTCGTAATAATCAAAGAATGCGCTTGGATCTACAGAACTATTCCGCTCAGAACAATAAGCTGCGACTTCTTCCAGACTTGGAGATTTGAAGTGCTTATTATTTTCTTTTACATTCTTTTTCATTATTTCTTCATTATTGTTTGTGGTCGGTGACTGTCTCGCGACTGTCTCGTCAGTGTCTCGTGACTGTCTCGTGACTGTCTCGTCTGTGTTTTCAAAACCTTGGAATTTCTCGTAATTTACGATAGTTATAAGCGTCCTGCGACTGTCCGCTTCTCGAACAATCATTTTGTCCGCTTCAAGGTTTTTTAAGAAATTTAGTGTCCTCGTCCTTCCCCAGTGCCATCTTTCAGCAAGCAGCCGGATACTCGTTATCCTTTGTCCACGCTTCACGGTGACAAGTTTCTTGTCGAACATGGTTGTTTTGTCCGCATGGTTGGCAAGCATCAGAAGGTCTATCCAGGCTGAACGCTCATCGAATGGGTCTGGAGAAGTCCACAGCCAACAGTCTTGAATTTGTCGAAAGAGTTTTATGTATCCTTGCTTACTCATCACTGCGTGTTGCCGCCTCTACGGCTTCGACTACATTCCAGTTCAAAAACTTAGAGAGATGCTTACCTTTGGAGTTAAACAATGCTGCAAATTCGTCCGTCTTGATCATTCGCAAAATTATGAGCCGCAGTATATCAAGCAAGTCTTGAAACTCTAATGCTTCTATCGTTGCCAGAACATCTGCAAGGGCGTTGATCTCTCTTGCTCCTTCCTCAATGATTCGCTTTTCGTATTCCGCGCTCTTTGCTCGTTTGATATCGTTCGCTACTCTCGTCTCAGCTGCTTTCATCTTCATCTCTGCATGGATCCCTCTATGGCACTCTGGACAAACAAGCATTAAACTTGTATCCGCTTCATGCCCTACGCTTTTGTAAGACTTGTGATGGACTTCAAAGACTCCATCCAGTTCCCTTCCACAGCGTTCGCAGATTCCATTACGCTCCTGATAGATACGTTCGCGCAGCTGTCTCCAGTGTTCAGTTTTTAAGTAATCTTCATACCCTGTGGCTCTTTCCCCAGTATCTCTGCACACAAATTTCTTTTTCTTCCAGAAATACTTGTTACTCACGTTTTGCCTCCCACGCTCCGTACATATCCATAAAGTCTTCCAGACTTAGAGTTACAAGCCACCCTTCCCTCGCTTTGTGGTGGAAGACAACCGGCGTTCCGTCCTGACGCTTCTGTGCTTCTTCTACGGCTTGCTTGTACGCCTTCCGAAGGTTCAGATGTTCTACCGCCTTGCACTCGATGTGGATACCTGGAAGGCCTATTACATCGCTTTCGTGCTGAAACACATAACCGCGCCGCACTCCGTATCCGTAGAAGTCCCGGAGAATGTGCATAAGCTCAAGCTCATACCGCTTTCCCTTCTCCCTGCTCGCCTTTGCTTTCTTGCTGTCCATGACTTAATACCCCTTCAATAGCGTGGTTCATTACCAATCTGAAATCATCGTCCTTGTACTCCGGGTAGCTGCTCAGCTCAAACCACAGCAGAATCATGCATTCCCTCAGTCTTTCAAGTAGCCTCATATCGTAATCATTCATAGCTTTAACTCCTGTTGTACTGTCTTTGCTCTGTTCATATCTTCTGTTTCAATCGCCTGCCGCTTCTTGTCCCACATTCCCAGAAGGATCTTCAGCTGACCTGGACTCATAGTCTCGATACCTTGTGCCTTGCATTCTGTCACTGTTCCATCAATGAGTTTTGACATCTCAGCGGTATCGTAGGTACTGGATCCACGGTAAACGCGATACCAGTAAGCACCGTCTGTTCCGACCTTGATTAGCCATGTGTGGAGATATTCGGCTTGATACATCTCTTCCGGCGGCACGTTTGTTTTTATGACCGCCTGCTGCCCATCCAGATAAAGGACCTGACCGTATGCAGCTATCAGATGGTTTTTACATTCGGCCATTGATATCTGCATTGCCTGCCGCAGTTTGTCGCAGAGGACATGGAAATAACTGTTAGCCGACAGGCTCCGCTTTTCTCTGTGTTCCTCAAAAGTGATATCAAGGTCTTTGTTCTGGTACTTCTCGACATCCTCCGGGGCGGCAGCCATTTCAAAAGCAACTACCGCCCTCTTCGATGGAAAGGAGATTGAAATAGATTTAATGCTTCCCTGTGTTTGCACGTTTCTTCTCCACGATTTCCTTCTGCTTCTGGATTAGTGCTGAAGCCTCCCGGAATTGCTCTTCGGTCATGTCTCCAATGCTCTGGAGTCCGAATTTATCAAGAATCTTTCCCAGTGGGATACCGGCGTTCTGTGCAGCCGTACTGATCGCGCCCATTTTCACAGTGTCGATTTTCTGTGCTGCTATCCTCAGAGTCTTCGCATCATCTGCCTTTTCTTCTTCGCTTCTTCCGTCTATCGGAAGGTCTTCACCGGCGAAGATGTAAAGTCCCAGTCCGAACATTGCCAGGTTCTTTACCAGGCACCGCATGATAGTCTTGTTAATGTCGAACATGGTTGCAGCTTCGCAGACCTTCTCTTTGGTGTACTGTCCATATCCTGTGGTGTACTTGTACGGTTCAGCCTTCATAGCCTTGTTAGATCCGTCCATGACCGGCAGCCACATTTCATGCGTGATGCCTTCAATGGTTACATTGGTGTAGACCATATAGCCGGTACGCTCATCGAATACATAAGGAAGTCCGTCAAACTTAACCACTTCATAATGTGCGTCAGGATAACGCTTCTTTACTTCTGCCCATGCGAACGGCCACGAAAGATAAGTAAGTTCGGCATTGCCGGTTTTCTTCTTCTCTGTATGTCCGTTTACGTTCACCGCCTGGAGCGCATCAAAAACACTACTCATTCTTCAGCCTCCATAAAGTCATCCCATCCGAACACATCGCAGAGAGTCTGGATATCAATAGCCGCACACGCCTTCCTGACATCCGGCTTGTGGCTGAACCACTCTCTCTTCGCGAACCGGTGCAGCACTTCGATCTGGGTCATTGCGTCCTCTCGAAAGTACTCAACGCAGATGTTCTCGCAGTCTTCGCAGTCTTCATCGCACTTGCTGAATGGAAGGTCATCTTCCGTCATCAGCTGAAGGTCATCAATTACGCCCTTGATAATGTCTTTGTTTGTCATCCGTAATACTCCTTAAAGTGAATGCAATTTTCGTGATAGTGTTCTTCGTTTATGACTGTGTACCAGTCCCCCGGATAGATCGGCTCTCCGCAGATACCACAGACCGGATATTCTTCTGCTTCTCTTTCCATCTCCAGGTCATGCATTGCTGCGTCATGTACCGGGTCATCCGTCCACATTTTCTTCACCCATCTGTTTGAGGATTTCTTCCATCTGCCGGATAGCGGACTGGATCTCATTGATTTTGTTTTCCGGGGAATTGGCACCGGCTTTCTGGTTTTCAACGATGTTCTTTACATTTGCGTAGAACGCAGAAAAAATAATGTGTTTCATTAGAAGTCCTCCCTTGAAGTGAAATAGATAATGGCTGCACCGGCGGCAAGCATGGCAATGGGATACAGAATGTTTTCACTGTCCATTGCCGAGCCGCCTAAAAAGAAGAGGAAAACACCTACAAAGCGCATGACAGATTGAAGTACCGCGCTGAGTATGCTAAAATAATTGTTGGTGTGGTGGGGCCTTGCAGTTAACATGGTGTGCTGTGGGGCCTTCACTTTTTCTCTCATCATCTGCCTCCTTTTACGATCTCTACGATTTGCTCGTCTGTGTAGTGACATATCCTTATCAGTTGCCTCAGTTCCTCTAACTTAAGCTCCTCTGGTCTTTTCAGCCTGTTGTAGAAAGTTGTCTTTCCTATCCGGCTTTTCTTCTGGATCTCTGCCGGTTCGTAGCCGGTGTTAACCTTCGCGTAACCAATCAGAGTATCCGCAGTTGTGTCTACTCTCATTCCCCTCCTTTCTGTCCACTATAGTGGACTTTTTACTCATACAAAGAAGCAGGGGAGCATTTCAAAGCTTTCGCCAGGGCATCAAGAGTAGACACCTTGATATCAACATCGCCGCCATTCTCGATTAATGAGATAGTTGCTCTGGAGATTCCAGTCTTCTCAATCAGCTCTGCCTGCGACATCTTCAGCTGTTCCCTGCGCTGCTTAACTTTATAAATCAGCATCTGCACCTCCTTTCTGTGCCGTATTTCGTTGCTCTTTCTGTAGTCTACTATGGTGGACTCTATTTGTCAACCGTAACAGACAAACTTTTTGTTTACAGAATTGTTACACGTCTGTTACAATAGACATACAATTTAATAGAAGGGGGTAAATGAAATGACTTTAGGCGAAATCATTCGTGAATATACTAATAAGCATTCTATGACGAAGTTCCTTAAGGACAGCGGTCTTAGTAAAGCATACGCATATATGCTGATAAATAACAGAAATAACAGTGGTGCGCCCATCGTTCCAAGTATTGAAACAATAAAGAAAGTAGCTGCCGGAACGCACCAAAGCTTCAATGAAATATTCGCGCTGTTAGATCCCGATATGGATGTATCGACCAGAGACGATAGGGAAGATACCTCCATGAAGCTTTCGAAGAACATACGTTATTTAAGAAAGCAAAGGGGAATGTCGCAAGAGCAGCTTGCTGATTTGTTAGGCTATAAGTCTTATACAACCATTCAGAAGTGGGAGTCCGGCATCTCCGATCCACCTATTACAGTGCTTCAGCAGATAGCTGAAATATTCCATGTAGATATCACTGACCTTACAGAGAAAGACTTAGAGAATACAGAAGTCCAGTTTTTGGGACACCAACCTGAGTATTATTACGATGAAGATGCAAGAGAGCTTGCGGAATTTCTGTATAACAATCCGGCTTATAAGACTCTTTTTGATGCATCAAGGAAGGTAAAACCGGAAGACCTGGAATTTGTGCGGCAAATGATTGAACGCATGGGAGGCTCAGATTGATTACTACTTTTGTTTGTCCGATGCCCGGAAGAATCAGAAGTTACACAGTAAGAAAAGATGGATTCTACACAATCGTTGTTAATGAAAACTTATGTGAGGAGGCGAGGCTGAAAGCGTTTAAACATGAGATGGACCACATTAATAACGGAGACTTTGATAAAAGCTGCTCAGCGGATTTAATCGAGATCCGCGCTCATGGAGGCACAACATGATTACACAGACTGCAAAAGATATTTGTTTCTCTGGCGTTTACAACATTGTCATTAACATTGCAGTGTTCGCAATGTTCTTCGCAATGTATATACAAGTGTTGTCTTCTATCTGGTCTGTTATCGACCACTTCGTCAGGGGAAACAAAATAAGAAATGATTTAATCATCCCGGAAAAATGGTTCGGAATGTACTTCATTGGATATCTTCTGTACTGTCTCGCACAGCGTCACAGCGCATGGAATATCTTTGCTGCTCTGCCTGTCTACATCGGCATAATATCTCTGTTCTGGACTGCATACGAAAGATGGGGAAAGAAAGATGGGAAGAACACAACTAAAGGCGCATAAGCTGCCGTCCGGGAGCTACAGAGTTCAAGTCTATCTGGGAAAAGACGAAAACGGAAAAAGGATTATGCGCTCCTTCACGGATCCAGATGAGCGGCACGTTCTATCTCTGGCTACTCAGTACCTGGACGAACACAGAGACGCACAGGAAAGCGGTTCCTTTGGTGCGGCTATGAATGCCTTTCTCGCGTCCAGAAAGCCTGTTTTAAGCCCTTCAACTATGAGAGCCTATACAACTATCGCTAATACGCTGAAAAGCGATTACAAAGGCTTCTGCAATAAAAATATGCGTTCTATAAAAGGGAGTGATATCCAGAATGTAATAAACGATTTATTACTGGAACACGAAAACCGACACAGATTACAGAAGGGAACAAAGAAATTATCTCCGAATACCGTCAGGAACTATGCCGGATTCATCTCTTCTGTCTATCGCTCCAAAGGAATAAATATGCCGGTTGTAAAACTTCCTACGAAGGAAAGACCAAAGCTGAACGTGCCGGACGAACACACAGTAAAAGAGATCGTTGCCGCTGCCAAAGGGACAGACTTAGAGATTCCGATACAACTTGCCGCTTTTGGTCCTCTCCGGCGTGGGGAAATATGCGCTCTCACACTTAATGACATAAAAGGGAATGTTGTACACATTTCCAAAGACATGGTTGTAGATCGTGAAGGCGTATGGCATATAAAGACACCCAAGACTTATTCTTCGAATCGGTTTGTCGAGATGCCGCAGAAGGTTATTAAGGCAATTAAAAAACAGGGATTCGTTACGAAGCTGACACCGAAGCAGTTGTCTGATAAGTTCGATGATTTATTAAAGGGATTGGATATAGAGGGAGTGCGCTTTCACGATCTAAGACATTTTTGCGTGTCTTATCTTCACTCTCAGGGAGTGCCAGATGCCTATATCATGAAGCGCGGCGGTTGGTCTACAGATTCTACTCTGAAATCTGTCTATCGCCATACACTTGCTGACCAGGACAAAATACAAACCGCAATTGCAATTGAGAAGTTCAACTCTTTTTTTTGACATTTCGTGTGAATATTCGTGTGAATATATTGTCCAAAATGGCGTTTTTGAGTTCATAATCGCGAAATGCAATTCAGAATTGTACAGTTAAAATAACGCCGAGAAACCGCAGTAAATAAGCGTTTTTCCAGTAAGAAAGGGAGATACAATTGTATCTCCCTTTCAAGTCGGAGTGACGTGATTTGAAAACTTTCTAAGTCTTCGGGAGTGCGCTTATTTACTGGCGATTCACAGTCCGTGTGAATATCCGTGTGAATTATTGGTAAGGGTTAGACCAGTTGCTCCGCGCCATCGCGTTAAAGTATCCGGCCTTCTGTTTCTTCGAGTAATTCGATTCATCCAGATATCCTGTTATCTCTCCCTTCGTCAGACTTCCGCTGTTGTCAGCATCCATCGAATGCCAGATATTAGCATATGACTCTGGTGAATAATCGGACAAGTTCGGAATACTCTGATACCTCGCAAAGGATGGTGAAGCAGTCAGGTCCCAACTAAACCCATAGTTGTTATCTGCTGTCCACTGTCCCTTGTTAGATGTTAGCGCAGATTTGTCTGGCTTTGTGTAGTGGTGTGTAGTAGTTTGTTGCGGTTTATTGCTGTTAGCTGTGGTTTCTTCTGCTGTGGATCCATATGGATTCTTTGCAGTACTAAGTTTACCAAACCAATACTCGCGGTCTGCATCTGTCAGATCCTGTCGGCTATCAAGATAAGATTTAATTTCATCTTTCTTTGTTCCGGCATTTGCTTTCAGTTCCTGGTATAGGTTGATTCCTTCTTGTCCTCTCTCATCGTAGATTGTACCTACTTTATCCGAGTAAGTAATACCTGTCGACTTGATGTTGTTGCGCTTACCAATCTCATTTATAAGACCTTCTGCGCCGCCTTCGTTATACGCTTCTTGTAACGCACGATACTGTCCTGTCAACTCAGCACCTGCTACCTCGTTTTGTGTAACCTTTTTCGCGTAATCGTATAGTGACGGAATCAACTCTGCACGTTCAGCATCATCCATATTCTGGTATGCTTCACTGTCTACAAACGCCTGAGTAAGTTCATCCTGTAGCTGTCCTTTGGTCTGCTGATAACGCGACCAGTCTTCCGGGGAAAGTTTCGCGCCATTTACTTCTGATTCTGTAGACTTGATTTCCGGGATAACACTATCATCCCCGATAGAGTCTGCCAGTCTCCGCAGTTCATTATCTCTCGCGTTGCTTGTGTCCTCAGAGTATGTGACCGGCGAACCTAAGTTGAATCCAAGCCTGCCCATAAATGAGCCGCCGGTATTCTCTACTTCGCGTCCCCAGACATCATAAGTCTTTTCAAGAGAAAGCGGATTGTCTATACCTCTTTCTTTAAGCGTATCACCAAGTGCCTGGAGTCCCGGAATCTTAGTAGTCAGGTATTTACCGCTCTGCTCTACCTTCTTCGAGAGTCCGGTCTTGTCAGAGTATGTGCTTCTCTTGTACGGATCTATAGAAGTTTCTATCTTCCGTCCAAGTGTGGGCAGCATCTGGCTTGCTAAGTTGCTAACTGTTTGCGTCCCGATACTTGTCCATACATCCGCGCCGCTTTGTGCGCTCCTCGCAGCCGTCAGAACATCGGACAGACCAGACAGCATCGTCATGTCAGTGACACTATCCGCAATGGCTCCAAGACCAGTGAACAGAGAGTTTATTGCACCCTCACCCTGATTCTGCCTTGCGCTCTCAAGCATTGTGGCACCAATGATAATTGGTGCAGATGCCGGAGCCAAGTCTCCGATACCGATAGACTTATTGCCGATATGGATAGACACATTGCCAACGCCGGTTGCTTTATCGAAGTTCTTTTCCTTATCAGACTTATCCGCGCCTACAGTGACTATGCCTTCATGCGCAAGTGCTGCACCGATAGCAAGAGCCGCAGTGCCGGTTGCAGTCTTCGCGATATCATCAATAAAATCTGCCGCACTCATAGCACCCTGTCTGAATTTTGCCAGATCGGATACTAAGGTAATTGCACTCGCCGGACTGTATTGATAGATACTGGAAACGATGTTTGCCGGAGTCTTCTTGAACGGTACTGTGACATCCAAAAGAGTTCCGAACAGTCTTGTTGCACCGCTGTCTGATTCTCTCAGAGTCCTTGTAAAGTTCCCGAAGTTCTCAGCAATAGCGTTCTTTTGGTGGAATGCAGCCTCTTCAGCTTGATGAATAGCATACGCTCTCGCATTCTCCAATACCTGTTTTGATGCATCATCCGTTGCGCTGAAGATGGAAGAATCATGTCCGTTTGCTTTCAAATACCCTGCCAGACTGGTCTGGTACTTCGCAATCATGGACATTTCATCCTCTGCACCAAGAGCTTTAGCATTAACATCAGATATCTTATTTAACGCTTTGCCAACTACAGAATCATCGCTCCAGGTCTTCCGGGCCTTTTCGATAGCGTCTCCGACATCATAATATTTATTGCCGGATATCTGCCGGTATGCGTTATCTAATGCGTCCTGTCTCGCCGCTTTTACAAGGTCTGCGTCAGCTGCCGTCAGGAATGATTTAGTCCGCTCAATTCCTTCGCCGCCCATCGCCCTACTGGCATAATCTGCTGCCTGTTCGATAGCAGCCGCAACATTATTCTTGATGCCGACTAAACCGCCAAAAGTAAGGTTGCCGGTCATGTTCCTAATGTGCGTTGTGGGATTCGCAAGCATCATCATATAACGCCACTGGTCAAACTTATCTTTGAAGCCTTTACCGGCACCAAGGTCATTAGCCAGAAGCTGATATGCTCTGCTTTCCAGATTTACATAATCCTTACTGTTGAAATTGTACTGGCTTGCTTCGTCAAACAGCTTTTCTACTGCATCAATCGTATCTGCCTTAACTCCCATACTCCCGGAAGAAGCGAAGAAGTCTAAGTGCTTTGTAATATCCGCAGTCTGCCGGTCCATAAGGATCTTGTCCACAGCATCCATGCTGAGTCCACGAAGTGCCTTTTGTGTCTGTTTGTTCTCTCCTTTCAGCATCTTTTGAATAGCATCAGTGAAGTCTGCACGGAGTGCAGTTTTCGCGCCTTCATCTGTGCCGTTCATGATCGCTTCTGCGTTGTGGTCCGTCAGATACTTTGCCAGTTTCTGCGACAGGTCTTCAATGCCGCTCTGAGCTTTTCCGTGCTGCTTAACAAACTTATCCACAGCATCAGACATCATATCCATAGACTTCTGGACTGCGCCCTGTGCCGTCCTGGCATAATATCTGATAGCGGCGTTAAACTGGCCGCCTGCCGTAGCATTCTTTCTCGCCGCAAGCATGATGTTCTCAGCTTTGTTGGCATACTCTGCCGCTTGTGCTGCATTGCCTGCTGCCTTCGCTTCCTGTGCCATCTTGTTATAGGTGAAGGAAGTGGTGTACATATTGTGGAGATCCTCGCCGGACATTTCGTTCGCCTTCAAATCTCCAGTCATATAGCGGTTATAGGTTCCTTCAAGGTCATTCTGTACATTAGCCTGTGCTTGCTGTGCCAGTTGCCGTTCGTTGTCAGGATCGTACCAGAAGCCATCCCTCTTCGCATACGTTGCTTTCTCAGCATCAGAAAGTGTTTCTGTGTTCTGAAGAGTGTTATACATTCTGGACAGCCGCTTTCCTTCCGGTCCTTCTGGAATCGGTTCCGGCTGTGGTGCCGCCGGTCGCGGTTGCTCAATACCCTGTTCTGCCATATGCACTTCTTCAGCCATACGGTCAAAGTCTGCATCCGCATTTGAATGACGGACAGAAGGAATCTCTTCCGCAGCCATTTCCTGTTGCAGCTGCCGTGCGTCAATGCTAATTGAATCCTCACCATTGTCGATAGCTTCAGCAACACTGCGGTTCATGGAAGGAATCTCTTCGGAAACAGGAGGCTGATTTGCCGGTCTGGCAATATTAGGCTTATGCGGACCGAAGAGTTCTTCGATATCTCGCACATCATCTGCCGTAAGTTCCGGGATCGTATCATCCCCATATTGCTTTATAAGGTCCTGATATTCCTGATAGAGATAATCTCCTCTCTTCACATAACCGTTTAAAGCCGTTTCGGGATTATGCGCAGTATAAAAATCGTTGCTGTTCTTGCTTGCCTGGCTGATAAGGTCATTAAGCTCAGTGCCGGATACCTGTGCAGATGCTTCATCAAGGTTAGTAGTCAGCTGAATGCCGGAGTTCTTCATGCTCTTGTTGAGCCGCTCCAGAGTATCACTCTGCTTGCCTCTTGTAGTAAGTCTTCTGAGGTCCTCTTTCGATATAGCGACCTTCGCCACTTCGTCTTCAGACATGATACCGAAGTTCTGCCTGATCGTTTTCGCTTCGTCCGCAACTCTCGCTATTTCGTCAGGATCCACAGATTCAGACTGGAGCTTTCTTTGCACTTTAGAAATAGCATTCCTTGCATTCTTTCTCGCCTGTTCCAGTTCTGCTGTGCTTATCTCTCCGTCAGCATACCTTCTTGCAGCTTCATCCCACTCCACAGAACGCATGATAGCTTCATCCGCTCCAGGAATAGCCTTATTGCCGATAGCATCGCGGACTGTGCTTGCCGTCTGAGAATTGTTGATATTATCGTAAGTCCGCAGATTCTGCGTAACTGCATCGACCGTGGAACCATCAACGCCGCTGTTCTGGAGAGTCTGCTTCAAAGCATTAGCCGCTTCATCAATGTTCTCTCCGTTTGCTAACGCATCAGATAATTGCTGCACTCCTTGCTTCGCGTAAACATCGCCGGTCTGGTTTGCAATGTCATCAAGGTTCCGCATTGCATTGCTGACATTCTCAAGCGGATTGAACGTGCTTTCCAGATTTGGGATGTTCACAGCATCAGGCTGAACGGAATTAGTAACGCCACGAATGGAGCCATCATTTACCACAGCTCCGAGATCCGCATTCTTAAACAGTGAAGGAATCTGCCCAACAACCTCGCCGCCGATGTTATACATAAGATTGGTGTTAAGGTTCTTCAGCGTATCCTGTGCCACTTCTGCCGGAGACATCCCATTCCGCAGATTCTCGTACTCAGTGGGGATAGTATCCAGAGCAATATCCGCAAGTTCACCAGTAGCAAGACGCGAAGCTGCACCGGCAAGAGCCGCTCCACCGGCACTAAGTTCTCTGCCGCCGGTTATAGCAGCTTCAAGAGCCGGAGTAACTCCGAGAGCTTCAAGAGCAGAATTAACACCGGCATACTGCATCATCTTACCGCCCATAGTGCCTGCGCCGGTAATGATAGGATGCTGAGTCCGAGCCGCGCCGGTCATACTCTGGTTAAACTCTTCCGCTTCTTCTGCCGTCTTTCCGCTCAGTCTGTTTATCGTATTGCTGACTACGTTTCCTGTGAGGTCATCTAATACTCTGCCAACGCCTCTAAAGGAATCTACAAGGCCGTTAGTAAACGCAGTGACAGGATTCGTCTTCGCAGAGATAATAGACATCTTCTCAGCGGTTCCGTCTTCCAGGTCTTTAGGATCTCCAACAAAACGCCCTGCGCGGACATTCTGCCGGATGTAATCACTCGCAGCTTTCTCCGCTTCTGCCTCTTCTTCCTCGCTGATTTTGGTGGTGGGGTCTGCCCATCTGTCAATCTTGCTTCCCTGTTCCTGTCTCTGGAGTCCGGCACCGGTTGTAATATCCTTGATGGATAGTTTCCCTGTGTTGTTCGGCTCTTCCGGGACGGCGTTAGGAACCTTCGCCTGCGCATTTGCCGGTTTAGCACTTAAAGCTTCTGCAAGGTTTTTCTGCACATTCGGATTGTACGCTTCAGCTTCCAGATCGGAAGGACCGAGCCGCCCTGCCTGCACTTCTTCTTTCTTCGCAGTCTTCTTTGAGTCCGTTTTTTGGGACAGCTGAGAATCAACCGCTTTCTTCTGTGCCGGAGTCAGCATATCGTACATAGTCTTATCGACTTTGCCGTTCTTCTTCGCATCCTGTACAACTAAGTCTGTAGCACGGTCAAGCTGAGTCTTTGCATCTGGTGCGCTCTGAGCCGTTTCAAGAGCCTTTTTGCCTTTCTTAGTAGTATTTGCCGTCTTCGTCTCTTTAGGCTCTTCTACAATACTCTTCGTTGCTCTACGGCTGCTTCCAGAAGAACTACTCCCAGAGTTGATTGAAGGAACAGGCTGAGAGTTGTACTGGCTCAGAATCTGCTCTGCTAAATCATCATACTGATCTCTGGTAGCTGCCTTCAGATTCTGCTGAATAGCATCCTGATAGTCAGTCCTTCCAGTCAGATTAGTATAGTCAGTCTGCATCTTCGTGAATGCATCTCTCGCCTGATTCTGTAAATCAGTATTCGATTCAAGCTGAGTGCGAAGGTTAGAGATATTCTGCTGTTGTTCCTGTGCAGTCTGTCTTCTTCCAGACTGTATCATCTGCGCAGTGTTAATGTCCCTTGCCATATCATCCAGACTTCCCTGGTATTGCTGAATAGAAGGAATCGTCTGTGAAGCCGCCAGTGCCTGTTGGGCAATCTTCATGTATTCGTCATCCTGATAGGGCATTTTTTTCTCCTAAAAAAATATGTGGGGATACCCCGAAGGATATCCCCACTTTTTCATTACGCCGCTAACTGTCTGAGGATCTCAGCCAAAGTGTTCTGGTCCGTGATTCCTTGCTGAACCAGATTCTGCGCTATCTGCGCTGCACTCGCTCCGTTGTTCCGCATCAGCTCAGCCTGTGCCAGTGACCGCTGATAAAGCTGTGCGTTATTGATTGGTGCTAATTGCTGTGTACTCACCGGATTGTAAATGTTCTGGAGTTCTGCCATTGCCTGACTATATCCGCTCCAGTCTTCCGGGTTATTGTACTGCACATTGTTGAAACCGGAAGTGTCAATCTTTTGCTGTGCGTTGTACAGAGCCTTCTGTGCCTGTGGTGTCAGAGACTGTACAAGCTGTTCCGGCGAGATCCCGGCTGTAGAAGCCGCTAAGTAAACCGACTGTGCCGGAGTGTAATTGAATTTCTGCCCGGTTACAGCTTCATACTGTGCGATCTGCTGCGGAGTGAAGTTGAATGCCTGTGCGCTTACCGACTGATAAGGATTCACAGAAGGCGCAGAGTAATTCAAAGCTGAAGCCGCATTGTTGTATGCATCATTCATGGCTCCACCATTAAAGTAAACCGCACCGCCATAGTTAGCCAGATAGTCATACATTGCACTACGATATGCCTGTTCCAGTGCGTTCGCCTGTCCGGTGTAGTCACCGTAGAACGATGTATAAGCGTTCTCGTTTGCCGTCCTCGCATTAGCAAGCTGTGTAAGGAAGTTAATGTTTGCCTGCTCAACACTATTTCGACTGTTCGCCACATTGCCGGTGAATGTAGTGTAGTTATCATTCGCAGTATTACGGCTGTTGGTGAGATTCTCCAGGAACTGAAGATATGCGTTCTCATTAGCCGTCCGTGCGTTAGCCACGTTGCCGGTGAATGTAGTGTAGTTATCCCTTGCCGCATTCTTCTGCCCAGTAAGAGCCGAAACGAAGTCAAGGTAACTATTCCGGTTAGCGTTCGTCTCTCTTGTAATATCGCCGGTGAACGAAGTGTAGTTGTTCCGTGCCGCATTAAGAGCATCAGTGATCGTTGTAAGGAAGCCGGTTCTGGAGTCATTAAGGTTGCCATACATATTCGTGTAGTTACCCTTAACACTCGTCAGCTGATCCTCAATTGCATTGAGCAGCTGCGCTCTTTCCTTCTCAGACTGTGCAAGAGCGTTCAGTCTCTCCTGTGCCATATTCGAAACATTGGTGTTATAGACATTGGTCATGGACGCAATGTTCCGTGCAAGCGTATCAGAGATATTATTCAGCGAAGACTGAAGCGCATTACTCATCTTCGCGTTCGTTGTTTCAGAAGCACCACCGGTAACACCCTGTGCCGCCAGAGACTGGTTAATGTTCCGGCTCTGTAAGCGGTTATTGATGTAAGCACTTTGCTGATTCTTTTCAGCATCTGTCTGCGCTTCGGTCTTCTGATAGTTCAGATTCTCAGCAAGCATTCTGAGTGCTTCCTGGTATGCCTGTTCTACATACGAATTAGCCGCACCGAAAGCATCAGTGATTCTGCCGGAGTTCTTGTCATATGCCGCTTCGCCCTGTGCAAGATACTGTGCAAGTACAGCCGCAGTAGCATCATAGTTGGACAGTCCCTGTTTCTTTAACGCATTTATATCACCGACATTTGCGTTATAAGCGTTCGTGCCAACCTTCTTCCAGTCATTGATGGAAGCCAGATTAGCGTCATACGAAGACTTGCCCTGTGTGCCAAGATTATTCAGCGCAGCCATATTAGCTTCGTAGTTGGCCTTGCCGGTGTTCGCCCATTGATTTATCGTGCCGGTATTCTTGTTGTATGTGGTCTTGCCGCTTCCTTCCAGTTTGTTGAGATTCGCAAGGTTCTCCTGGTATTTCTGAGTACCAGTGTTCTCCCACTTGTCAATGTATCCCATCTGGTTGTTATAAGCGGTTTTGCCCTGTCCTTCCAGATTGTTCAGAGTGCCAATGTTATTGTTATAGCCTTCCTGTCCACGGTTGAAATAATCATTAAGCCGTCCTGTGGAAGAGCTGTACATTGCATCAAGCTGTGCCTGGAGTGCTGCCGCTTGTGCCGCTGCCTGTGCAGCCGCTATCGCTGCATAGTCAACCGCCGGAGCAGATGATCCACCGCTTGAATAGCCTTGCTGTGCGGCGTACTGCCGCCCCTGTTGAACATCCTGTTGAGGAGCTGCATCATAGACTTGCCCACTCGCTGTATGTCCCCTTCTACCTGTGGTATCAATGCCTTCTACCTGCATCTCGTTATCCTTTCTGTATGTATGTGAGTGATACCCAACCGTCTACACCGGACAGTTTCGCCCATCCGTTTAACTCTGCTTCAAATGCCACACAGATTCCAAACGGCAACAGGAAGTTGTGACCGCCAACCTGGACTATATCCCCACCGGGATAAGACCGCACATTAAGTGCTGTGGCTGTAACTACACCGCCATAGCTGACGGCTTTCGGTTCTCCCATGCCGTATTTCATTAGATCGTATTTCTTTACGGCACTCATGATACTGTTCACATAAACAGATGATGTTGCCCATCCACCGGCTTTTAGTGCTGTCGCAAATTCCTCTGGAGTTCGCGCTGATTTGCAAGCCCTGTAGTTTGCATAGTTAAGGAACCGGAAGTATCCGAGTACCCCTTCCACCATGTTGGGATAAGTTCGAAAGTTGTCCCTTATCTGTGTGATGGTTCCTTTGGTGTACTCTTCCCCTGTGGACATATTCACCGTACTTCCGGTGTATCCGGCTCCGGCTTTCATTCCCCAGTAGTTGTGATACTTTGAAGCCAGTGTAGATAAACCGCCACGATAGAAGGATTCCACGCAGGCTTGAGCGATCATTGCCGGAACTACTGCAATGGAATAGCCATTAGCCAGAGCATACTTCTGAAGGAGAGGAGCTATCTCTCTGATAAAATCACTCTGTGTCATCCCACACCTTCATTCTCTTTGTAGTACTGGTTTGAAGAGATACCGAGTAGCGCACCAAGGAAAGCATCGACCGCAGTTATGGTTCCGACTATCTGCTCACCATACGGAAGTCCCCAGATAGACGAAAGCGCAAAGTACAACGTGCCGACCGCCGGAAGCACTATCTGCGCAATAAACTTCAACACATCATAGACTTTGTTCGTCATTACTCGTCCTCCATCTTTAGGATCTTGTTGTATAGTTCCGTTGCTATGTCATTGCCTCCCAGTTTGTGATAAGCCTCAAAAACTCTGGAGACTGACTGCTTCACTACCAAAGGACAGCTGTTTTCTTCTTTGTAACGGTTGTAGTTCTCTACAATAGATTCGCGGAGAAGTGCCTGCACACCCTCCGCGATAGCTTCATTCTTCTGCTGTTCTTTTTTGAGCCGCGCTGATACGTTTTTATATCCCCATCCAAGGGCAGCCATAAGAGCCGCAAATATCCACTCAACCCAGTGAGCGGAAATATATGCTATCATTTACTCCTCCACTTCTGCCCAAAGTGACTCACTTCCTGTCGCGCCAGGCTCCCACACGTTATTGTCAATCAGTGATACCCATATCTTTTCAATGTGCCGCACTTTATCGCCAATCATGTAAGGATTAGTAGAAGACGGCTGCTCCCATTCGGGAATTACTTTCGGATCGGGAATAAGGACCTTCGCCCACAGCGATACCGCAACATCTGGAGTCCAGTCATCCTGTGCCATATGTGCTTGTATGCAGCTATACAGAATGCCGTCATATGTCCTTCTGTCTCCCACTTCATACTCTGTGTCAGTCTCCCATCGCGCGAACAGTTCGGGGGACTTTGCAGCCTCTTCATCCGGCAGCGACTGTGCCGCCATAACTACATTAGGGCGTAACTCTCTTGCTCTGTCTGCGTAAATACCCATTATTCCACCTCCCCGGTCAGAATATCGTATCCTTCTGCTTTGTCAGCATCGACAGGATCCTTAACCACAGTTTCAATTATCGTGGGGTCAGTCTTCGTCCCGACCGCCTCCAGGATATACTCAGCAACATACGCTGTGCCTTCAGCCTTCACATTCATTTCTGACAGCTTGAAGTTCGTATAATGCCCAACATCGTTTCCTTCGTCATCACGGATAGTCAGTCTGGACAGGTTCGTCAGGTGCATCGTTTCATAAATCTGTCCGGCTTCTGTGATAGATGTGACCGGCATGATAATGTGAAAGATGTTTGACTGGTTGTCGATAGTGTAGGTACTCCCATCATTGAGTATCAGCTTCATTGCGGCTCCTTTCCTTTTGTTGATTCCATAAAAAAACGCATCTCCGAAGAGATGCGCTTTTGCAAAGAATCAACTGCATCGTTGATATGATGAACGGACTGTTCTGCTGTCCATGTCTATGTATATTTGTGTTGTTCGTGGGTTTGCGTGTCCGGCAAGTCTCTGGATCTCTCCCATTGGCATTCCGCGCCGGTTGCACCTTGTTATCATCGTGCGTCTGAAACGGTGTGAGTTGGCCTTTACTCCCACTCGCTTGCCTATCGTCTTTAATGCCTTCTGTGCGCCTGCTGCCGCAAGTCTCCTATGTGGACTTAACCGTGTTACGAAAAGTGCTTCACAATCGTCTGTACGGCTTTCTAAGTACAGCTTTAAGTGAAATGCACACTCTTCAGTGAACAGGACTTCTCGCTCCGCTTTTCCCTTACTTCCGTAAACGATGAGTGAACGCGTATTGAAGTCTATGTCATCCCTGTTTACCGATACCGCTTCACTTATCCGGCAGCCAGTAGAATCAAGGAAATACTGAAGTGCTTTGTCTCGAAGGTTATCAGCTCCTTCTCTCATCTTCTCCAGGTCTTCCCCGGAAAAGGCTTTCTTTACTTTCCGTGTTACCCTGATTGCCGGTATTCCTTTACATGGATTCCGAAATATGTATTCTTCGTCACACATCCATTCGAAGAAGGAAGACAGGTTCCGCAGCTTGTTATTAAGTGTTGTCTTTGTTACTCGCGGTTCTGCTTGTAACAGGAATGCGCGAACATCATCTGAGGTGATCGCTTCCGGCTGTTTTGTAATGCTTCTGCGTAATTCATTAAGCGTCAGCAAGTATTGCTTCAGACTGGACTCTGCACAGCCTATCATGCGTTTGTACTGACAGAAGCGTTCTGTGTACCATTCCCAGTCTTCGTGTTTCCTGGCATTGGATACAATCACTGTATCCTTCAGCGCAACGATCAAAGCGGCTTCCAGAAGTGTTTTCTGCTCCTTCGTCAGTGTGCCGTCCATCCGCTCCATTACGGTCTTAATGATAGTGTCATGCATAAAAAAGGCCCCTTCCTTTCGTGTACGCAAAGGTTAGGGCTATGGTATAATAACCTTAACCTTTACAAGGTTTGGGTAGGAATTTCTGATTGGTAGTCGGGTTCCTACCCTTCTTTTAGTTTCTTCCTATATTATAGCACTATCGTCCGTATCTTGGGACGGCTGTTCGGAAAATCATGATTTAAGACATCGCACTGCCATAGCATACAATGTCAATAAGCACTCCACTCGTGTTTGCGCTTGTAGTGAATTTAAGAGTGTTTGTTGAAGTATCGACATTGGCGATTTGTGCGCCTTTTGCTATTTCGTAAGCGTTAACCGCA